TTGATATGACGAAGCTAGAGTAGGGGGATACAGGTCAACCGCCTCCGACAACGCAAGTTGAATCTCTTTTAACAAGATGGCTGAAGCGACTCGAATAATGCTCAAAAGCTACCTTCGCCCGGCAACGGGCGAATTATGACTTCACAATCTGAATAATACTAAAAGCATATGCATTCGCATATGCCTTAACTAATACTATAATCACAAACAAATAGTTCGTGTTGAGTGTAACGAAAACACAGATGAACGTTAGTTCATCTAATAATACTAAATACACTATACAGCTGGAACACTTACGAATGAAAATCCTTGACGTTATAGAAAACAAAACCACTATTACATTTGAATCGAGAAAAGCAATTTTCGAAGATGCTAATCCACGACTTGAGTTTATGGTTGGAGAACTATATCCTATCCAAGGAGGACTGAATCAACCTGTACAACGTTATGCTGTTGGATTAGGTGGTAACGATTACATTGAATTTGAAAGTGTAAGAGGAACTAGTGCAAGACAAGCAGCAGAACAATTTATCGAAGGAATCGACGAAGCTGATAGGACCAATACTCGAGCACTAAGACGAGCTGCTGGTAATAGACCTATAAGGAGTTTTGACGGGTTTCGTAACTTAGCAAGTAGACTAGCAGCAAAAGGTACAATCAGTCAATTTTCAGCGTTAGCCAATATTCCACGAGCAGGTCCAACTTTAACAAGGATTTTATCTAGTCCAGTATGGGCTGGCTTTTTTAGAATAATTAGTGCAGCAACATTATCAGCTGACATTTATTTTTCTAGTATCGAAGTTATAAATGACTTAGAAAACGAAGCTAGAGAAGATCCTAATAGAGAAGAAGAACTTTTCCAACTTAGAAATATTCTTATTGCACAAATGCATGTTCAAATAGGATTAACACTATATCAAGTTATGAGAACAGCTAGTTTGTTCCGTAGAGCACTAAGTGCTATCAAATGGACTGTTAGATCAATTCAAGGTGCTGCGGCATTATCAGGTGTTGGTACAGTACCTAGTCTTTTATCGTTAATAGTTACAGAAGCAGGCTGGTTAGTAGCAGGATTTGTTATAGCTAATCCTACTGTACAACGAGCAATAGCAGAGTGGATTCAAGATAGTATGTTTGCTGGAATTTTTGACATAGCAGGCCAAGGAATATCAGGGGCATATCAAATACTAGACACTGCATTAGACGGTGCTTTTGGTACTGATGCTATGAGACGTAACCTTGGCTGGGACAATGATCGAACAGAAGCTGCTGAAGGCGAAATGGTTACCAACAGTGAATGGGCAAAACTTGTGTTCCATGGATTACTGTTTCCACCGGGCGCAGAAAAACATCTAGTGCCTTATATCAATCCTAATGAACGTACAAGATTGTTACAAGAAAAATTAGGAGTAACTGCAACTGATTCTGAACAACCAGAAGCAGGAGCCGAGCCTGGTATGGATACAGGAACACCGTTAGAAGTACCCGAGAATCCTTCGGACTTACTACCACCTACACCGACTCCTGAGCCTGCCGCTACACCTGCTCCTGCACCAGGACCAACTGATGCAGAAGGTAGACGCAGACGACAACCGAGAGCTAGTTAAAGCAACGGCATCTTAGCGTTTTTAGTATTTTCAATATTTTCTTTGATAATTTTATTCATTATCTCTTGATCTTCTATGTCAGTATCGTAAAGTAAATCATGTACTGATATACCTCCACGTAGATACCAACTGAGTTTATAACAGAAATCTTTTATTTGTTTTATTTCGTTTTCCATTTCCTTGGCTAACGAGTTGATTTCGTCGTTAGTTAAACTCGTTAGCCTTTGGCGAAAAAATCCGATTGGTCCAGACTAACTAAGATCTTGTGACTTTTTTTGCATTCCTCAGTACCACACACAACTGTTTGGCTAGGAGTTCTCCATATTCTACTTTGTTTTTCGATATGTTCTTTTACAGTTTGGAAAATTTTAGCATCGCTTTGTGTCATAAACTCAATTATTTCACCTCTATCAGTTTCAGTTTCACCGTCAACTGTGATGCTTTCAATGTTGTCAAAAATAATTTTAATACTGTGTTCAGCTATTTGAGTCAGTATGTTATCAACAAATTGATTTTTTGCTTCTTCATTGTTTTCAAAATTTCTAACTTGTACATCCATTGCACGTTGTAGTTGTACAGATATTTTTTGATTATCAGTAAGCTGTCTATAGTTAATTGGATGTAGTTTAATTGTAAACTCATCAACAACCAATGTATCAGTGTATTCAATTGTTCTGTAGAAATCCAGCAAACCAGTGAGTTCAATATCGTAAGTGTGCGTACTTTTGCAATGAGGACACTTGCTTGATACTGTCATACTACTACCGTATGTTGCCATGCGTATGGCTATTAACACAGTATCCAAGTCCAAAGTTGGCAAGTCCCAAGGATCCTGTATTGAAGGAATACAACTTTGTATAACTCTTGCTGTGGCTTCACCGTTGATAAGCGCATCTGGAGTTTTGAATAAAATTTCGTCACCTGCTGTCATACTATACACAGCAAGTTGAGTATAAACATCGTTATTTAATGTACCAGTTGAAGAATACTTGCCTTGTGAAGGTAAATCTATAAACACTTTAGGCTGTCTTTTGTATTTCTTCAATGGACTTTCTTTAGTTAATTCCATGATTATTTCCTTAGGATAAATACAATACCCGTATATTTATGGGTATTTTTATTGCGGAGATATACTTTTGGCAGAAGAAGGTGACCTGTTACGAAGTTTAGGCGGAGCAGCTAATTTCTTTGGTAGAGAACTTAGGGGTGCTGCTAGTGCCGGCATTGCTATGGCCGGTGAACTGCTTAATGCTAACCAAAGTTTAAGTGCATATACAAGTGCATTAGCTGGTAACAGTAAAATACTTGGTAACTTTGGTAAAGTTATCAACGGTTTAACCAAGTTTGCTGAAGAAAGTTTACAGGAATACCAAACTCTAAGCGGCATTGGTGCAACCTTTGGCAAAGAAATGTCAAATATTAAAATTGCTGCTGCTGAAATGGGCATGAGTGTCAAAGACATGACTGACATGTTGATGAACAATGCCGAAGGTTTAAGAACATTTGGTGGCACAACAGATCTAGCAATATCACGTTTCAATAGATTTAGTAAATCAATGTTAGACAGTCCTGCTGGTACTGAACTGCGTAGATTAGGTTATACTGCTGCTGATATTAACGAAACACTGTTGGTCTACAATGAATTAGCACAACAAGATGGACTGAACAGAACAAGAAGCACAGACGCACAAGTTGCTAGTGCAAGACAATTTGCTGTTCAACTAGATGGACTTGCAAAACTTACTGGTAAGCAAAGAAAAGAACTTGCTGACGAAATGAAAGCAAGACGTAGAGAAGGTGACGTACAAGCCTTCTTAATGGGGCAAAGTGCTGAAACTCAAGAACAGTTTATGTTGGCTACTCAGAAGATTAGAGACACTATGGGTCCTCAGTTTGAATCACTGTTCCAAGACTTGTTAATACGTGGTGCTCCGATTACTGAAGATACACGTAATGCATTTATTGCATTAGGTGGTAGTGCTGACGAATTTGAATCAACTGTTGCAAGTTTCCGTCAAGGCATGAACAGCAATGACTTTAGTTCTTTTAATAATTCGCTTACAGGCGCACAAGGTGCTTTCCTTGAAAACTTAAAAACTGACGAAGCTAGAACAATGGCTATGCAAAGTGGATTGAGCGGTGTTGCTGATGCTATGGCAAGTGCATATGAAAGCAGTTATAACTTTGCAAATGCAGTTGATGCAAGTGCTGAAGGTCAAGAATCAGCAACTCAAACTATACAAAATCTTCAAACACAAATATCAGAAGAACAAGTAAGACAAATGCAAGCCACAGGTGGACTGCTTGATAAAACAATCCAAATGCAAGAAGCACTAAGAGAGTTCACTATTGCAGCAACCACTGAAGTGTTGCCAAGACTAGAATCAATGGCTGTGCAGGGTATTGATATGTTCTTAGATAAACTTCCTCCTGCAAGTGAGATTGCAAGACAACTTACAAGTGGAGTTAACAGTTTATTCGATGCTGTATCAGGAGATAGAGGAATATTAAACGCATCAGTTCCTAATTTGATAGAAGCAGGTGACCAAGCCAACGTTGATGCAACAGGTGCAGCAGCTGAATCCATAGGTGCAGCAGTAGCAGATGGAACAGCAGAAGAAATTGATGCTACAACACAAGCATTAGCAGCCACAGAAGAAGAACTTGCAGCAAGAGTTGATGCAGCTAATCAAGCAGTAGTAGATGCTGAACAGCAACTTGCACAATTAACCGCAAGACAAAACGAAGCGGTAATGACTGGTCAAACTCAACAAGCTGAAGCACTTGGACAAGAGATTGAAGCAACTAGAGCAGAACTGAATTCAGCAATACAAGCCAGCGCACAAGCATTTACAAATGCAAGAGTAGCAGAATACCAACGCACAGGAGCTGCTCCAAGAGGATTTGCCGAAGGCGGTAGAATTCGTCCAGGTGAAATTGGAATGGTCGGCGAAGCTGGTGCAGAATTTATTGCAGGACCTGCACAAGTTATGAGTGCTAGGACTAGCATGGGTGTAATGGACAATCTAATGAAATCTATTAGAGCATTGGATACAAATGTTCAAACTCAGAATGAACAAGCGCAAAGTAGCATAAGTAATACTACAAGTTATGGAAATTTAGAACCTAAGTTTGATGCTATGATTGGGTTGTTATCGCAATTGGTAAATGTTGAAGTAGGATCAAGTCGTACAGCACAAAGAACATTCAAAGCAACACGAGGGTTACAAGGTAATATGTTAAGAGGAATAGGCGCATGAGTTGGAAAAAATATTTTACACCAGTTCCAACAGCAGACAACAGAAGCGGTAGTTATAGCCCGTTTAGCTTAAAAGGAATGGGCAATCCAGGGCCTGCTGCGGCTAACTATTCGTCGCATTTGCCTGATGTTTATGTTGGGTCACCTAATCGTATTGAACGTTATAATCAATACAATACAATGGATAGTGACAGTGAAGTTAATGCTGCATTAGATATTTTAGGCGAATTTACAACACAGAAAAACAAACAAAACAACACACACTTTAGTATTCATTTCAATGGAAAAGCGACAAATAGTGAAGTGCAAGTTCTTGGACAGTACTTACAACAATGGTGTAAATTAAATCAATTTGAAACACGTATGTTCCGTGTTATGCGCAATACTTTCAAGTATGGCGACCAATTTTTTATTCGTGATCCAGAAACACAAAAGTGGTTTCATGTAGATCCAAGTCAAGTTACAAAAATTATTGTTAACGAAAGCGAAGGCAAACAGCCAGAGCAATATGTTGTAAAAAATCTAAACTTTGTATTTGAAAACCTAAGTGCAACACCTCTTAACACACAAAACAGTTATGGTCCAGGTGGCACCAATGGTTATCAACAAGTTAAACAACAAGGTATGACTGGTAACAATCATACACCAAGTGGAAACACAAGTAGATTTGCAACAGAACAAGATGAAACCTATGTTGATGCTCAACACGTTGTTCATTTGTCAATGAGCGAAGGACTTGATCAAAACTATCCATTTGGCAACAGTTTGCTTGAAAGTATTTTCAAAGTTTACAAGCAAAAAGAATTATTAGAAGATGCGATTATTATCTATCGTGTCCAACGTGCGCCAGAGCGCAGAGTATTCTACGTTGATGTGGGCAACATGCCTTCGCACCTTGCTATGCAGTTTGTGGAGCGTGTTAAAACGGAAATACATCAAAGACGAATCCCATCCAAGACAGGTGGTGGCACAAATGTTATAGACTCATCATATAATCCACTGTCAATCAACGAAGACTACTTCTTTCCACAAACTGCTGAAGGGCGTGGATCAAAAGTTGAAACTCTACCAGGTGGCACAAACTTAGGAGAGATTGATGATCTTAGATACTTCACCAACAAATTGGTTAGGGGTTTGCGTATTCCTTCAAGCTACCTTCCTACTGGGGCTGATGATGGTGCATCACAATACAATGACGGGCGAGTGGGCACAGCATACATTCAAGAATTAAGATTCAACAATTATTGTCAAAGACTACAAGCAAACGTTGAAGAAGTTTTCAATAGAGAATTCAAATTGTATTTGCGTTCCAAAGGTGCAAACATTGATTATTCAATGTTTGACTTAAAACTTACACCACCGCAAAACTTCGCAGCATATAGACAAGCAGAACTTGACAACAACAGAATAGGAACGTTTACACAAATGGCTGCTATACCTTATATTTCAAATAGATTTGCTATGTCACGTTTCTTAGGACTTAGCGAAGAGGAGATTGCTGACAACGAACGTCTATGGAGAGAAGAGAATGATGAGAACCTAACTGATCTAGTTACAGATGACTTAGGTGGTGAAATGCGTATGGCTGGACTCAGCGGTGCTGACCTAGCTGGAGACGCAGGTGGACTTGAAACTGATTTAGGTGGTGACTTGGGCGGCATTGATGGCGGCACTGGAGAAGCACCGGCAACAAATACAGAAAATGATTTAGGAGCGGCGCCCTCAGCTAATCCGGCGCAAACTATATAAATAATAATATGATACTACGTGAACTATATTACTTTGATGATAAAACAATGGAACCTGTTGAGGATCATACCTATGATGCAGAAGACGATAAAAGTGTGATTAAAGTTGACGACGAACGTAAAAGTAGATTAACACTTAAAGATATAAACAAAGCACGTAAAGCAAGTGATAATCACAAAGTTGAAAGCGAAAAAGAATTAAACTTCATTAGACAAATGTACGGATTAGCAGCACAGGCAGCAGCCGGCGGAATTTAATGAGCAACATAGCCTTTGTGTTAGGTAACGGCACAAGCCGTAAACATATACCATTAGAACCTTTGAAAAAACACGGAAAAGTATACGGATGCAATGCACTGTATAGAGAATTTGCACCTGACCATTTAGTTGCAGTTGATACAAAAATGATAATTGAAATATCAGAAACAAAGTATCAATTACAATATAATGTTTGGAGTAACGCTAACAAACTTACACAAAAAACTGCTGGAATTAAATTAATGGAACCTAATAAAGGTTGGAGTAGTGGACCTACTGCAATGCTACTTGCAAGCCAACATGGATACAGAACAATATATGTTTTAGGATTTGATTATGTTGGATTAGGTGACAAGCAAGAAAAAGTAAACAATCTATATGCAGGTTCAAGAAACTACAAACAAACCAATGACAGAGCAACGTATTATGGCAATTGGACTAGGCAAACTATGCTGTGTGCAAATATGTTTCCAAAGACTAAATACGTTCGAGTAGTTCCTAAAGAAGACTTTTTTGTTCCTGATTATCTGAAAGGATTACACAATTTTGAACATATTACAAGCGAAGTTTTTAGGAAAACTTTCGCTTGATACCTGCACATATTATAAAATGTGCAGTTTTGACCCCATTTTAAGCGTATATTTCCAATAAAGTGTAAATATAATTGACAGCCTTGACAAAGAAGGAGAATGACATGACTGATCGCAACAAGTTTGAAGAAATGCTTGAGCGCCTAGTGAACGAAGATCGCGAAGGTGCAGAAGAGCTTTTCCATGAAATCGTGGTAGAAAAATCACGTGATATTTACGAAACACTTCTATCTGAAGAAACAGAAGAAGAAGTAGACGAAGCTACTGATGAAGAAGTAGATGAGTCAGAGGAAGATCTAGACGAAGCAACTGACGAAGAAGTTGATGAGTCAGAAGATGACCTAGATGAAGCAACTGACGAAGAAGTTGAAGAAGGTATCTTTGACGAAGGTGATCCAGCAGATGACCTAGGAATGGATATTGAAATGCCAGACGCAGGCGACGATATGGACATGGACATGGGCGGCGATGACGACATGGGTATGGACGACGACGAAGGCGATGTAGAAGATCGTGTTGCAGACCTAGAAGATGAACTAGAAGCACTAAAAGCTGAATTTGAAGCACTAATGGGTGACGAAGAAGGCGGCGAAGATGATATGGACATGGATATGGACATGGATATGCCAATGGACATGGATTCAGAAGAAGGTGACGACGACGAAGAAGAAATGGAAGCGTTTGAAGCATCTGACGAAGAAGTCGAAGAGTCAAAAATGCCAAAGTCAGAAACAGAAATCATGCGTGAATACGTAACAAAAATGTCAGACGAGCCAAAGAAAGGTGACAACGGCGCAAACGCAAAATCACCAGTAGCTGGCAAAAATGATATGGGTGGTACATCAGCAAATATCGCAAAAGGCGGCACAGCCGACAACGGCGGTACAGCTGGCGGTTTAGCTAAACCAACAACCACTGAAGATGACGCAGGGAATGTTAACGTTCCAGGCGGTAACGGTGCTACTAAAATGGCATCACAACCTGGCCACGGCGCTGAGAAAAAGGGCAAGCCAGAGCAAGCAGCTAATAAAAAATCAACTATTGGCAGCTAATTAGAGGACTGACGTATGAAACTACTAAACGAACACTTGAGTTTCGACCAGGCTAAAATTGTTGTTGAGTCTGCCAACGAAGGCAAAGATCTTTATATGAAAGGTATTTGCATTCAAGGCGGAGTACGCAACGCAAACCAGCGTGTTTATCCCGTTAACGAGATTGGCAGGGCTGTCACCACACTCAATGAACAAATTAGTGGTGGCTACTCAGTGTTAGGCGAAGTAGATCATCCTGATGGACTTAACATTAACTTGGATCGTGTGAGCCATATGATTACAGAAATGTGGATGGATGGCCCAAACGGTTACGGCAAGTTGAAAATTTTACCAACTCCGATGGGACAACTAGTAAAAACAATGCTTGAAAGCAGCGTTAAACTAGGCGTCTCATCGAGAGGTTCCGGCAACGTAATGGAAGACGGATCAGGTGAAGTAAGCGATTTTGAGATAATCACCGTTGATGTTGTTGCTCAACCGAGCGCACCTGGTGCTTATCCTACACCGATATACGAACATCTTATGAATACCCGAGGTGGTTATAGGGCGTTCCAGACATCAAGGGAAGTACAAGGCGACAAAAAGGCACAAAAATACTTAAAAGAGAGCTTATTAGATATAATAAGCAGGCTCCGATAACGAGGAGAAAATTATGTTGGAAGCATTAAAATCACTCTTCGAAAATGAAGCACTATCTGAAGAAGTTCGTACAGAACTTGAAGAAGCATGGAATGCAAAAGTTAAAGAGAACCGTTTACAGGTTACAGCTGAACTACGTGAAGAATTTGCTAAAAAATACGAGCATGACAAAACTACAATGGTAGAAGCCATTGATAGTCTAGTTACTGAGCGTCTAGCAGAAGAAATTGCAGAATTCCAAGACGATCGTAAGCAACTAGCAGAAGCAAAAGCTAAATTTGCTGTTGCACAACGTCAAAATGCTAACCTTCTAAAAAGTTTTGTAAACGAACAACTAGCTAAAGAAGTAAAAGAACTACATAGCGATCAAAAAGCAATGGCTGACAAGTTTGTTGCTCTAGAAGAGTTTGTAGTAGAATCTTTAGCAAAAGAACTTGCAGAGTTTTACGAAGATAAAAAAGACTTAGCCGAAACAAAAGTACGCTTAGTACGTGAAGGCAAAGCACATGTTGATAGAGTCAAAAAAGACTTTATTACAAAATCTGCTGCCCTAGTATCAGAAACAGTGTCAAAAGGACTTACAAAAGAAATTACAGCACTGAAAGAAGATATTGAAGCAGCACGTAAAAATGATTTTGGTCGCAAGTTATTCGAAGCATTTGCTAACGAATATCAACATTCTTATCTAAATGAAAAGAGTGAAACTGCTAAAATGCTGAAAGTAGTTGATGCAAAAGACAAGCAACTAAGTGAAGCAAAACTAGCAGCGGCTAAAGCAATTAAACTTGCAGAAGCAAAGGCAAACGAGGTTAAAACAATCAACGAGTCAATTGCTCGCAATGATAAAATAAGCAAGTTGATCGCGCCATTGAGCAAAGATCAGCAAAGCATTATGACAGACTTACTGGAATCAGTTCAAACAACAAAACTGCAAGCAGCGTTTGACAAGTATCTACCAGCGGTTATCGATGGTAAAGGTCCAGCAAAGCAGAAGGCGGTATTATCAGAGGCAAAAGAAATTACAGGCAACAGAGAAAACAATGACGTTAAACAAGCAGGCGATGACAGTAATGTCGTAGATCTAAAGCGCCTTGCTGGATTGAGTTAAGGAGAAACCAATGTCAGAACTATTAGAAAGCCGTTGGAATGATACCAAAGCAGCACTTCTTGAAGGCCTAGGTGGCACAAAGAAAGCAGTGATGGCTACAACTCTAGAAAATACTCGCAAGTATCTTTCAGAGACAGCTTCAGCAGGTGCTACTTCAGCAGGTAACATTGCAACACTAAACCGTGTGATCCTACCAGTGATCAGACGTGTTATGCCAACCGTTATTGCTAACGAGTTGGTTGGCGTTCAGCCAATGACTGGACCAGTTGGCCAGATTCACACACTACGTGTTCGCTACAGCGACACAGTAGGTTCAGGTGCATCAGGTGCAACAGCAGGTGAAGAAGCACTTTCACCATTCAAAATTGCTGAAGCATATTCAGGTAATGCTACAAGCGGCAAAGCTGATGCAACAGCAGCACTAGAAGGTGCAGCTGGTAACCAACTAAGCATCCAGATCTTAAAGCAGACTGTTGAAGCTAAAACACGTAAGCTATCAGCACGTTGGACATTTGAGGCAGCACAGGATGCTCAGTCACAACACGGTATCGACGTAGAAGCAGAAATCATGGCAGCACTTGCACAAGAAATTACTGCTGAAATCGACCAAGAAGTACTAGGTTCACTAAGCACACTTGCTGGTACTGGTACAGACACATATGACCAAGCAGCAGTATCAGGTACAGCTACTTTCGTTGGTGACGAACATGCAGCATTAGCAGTTCTAGTCAACAGAGCAGCAAACAGAATTGCACAGAGAACACGTAGAGGCGCAGGTAACTGGGCTGTTGTTTCTCCAGGCATCCTAACTGTTCTACAGTCAGCAACAACTTCAGCATTTGCACGTACAACTGAAGGTACATTTGAAGCACCAACAAACACAAAAATGGTTGGTACTCTAAACGGCGCAATGAAAGTATATGTAAACACATATGCAGCAGACGACGATGTACTAGTAGGTTACAAAGGTACTAGCGAATCAGATGCAGCAGCGTTCTATTGCCCATACATCCCACTAATGAGCTCAGGCGTTGTACTAGATCCAACAACATTCGAACCAACAGTGTCGTTTATGACTCGTTACGGATATGTTGAGCTATCAAACACAGCATCGTCGCTAGGTAACGCAGCTGACTACCTAGAGAAGGTAGAAGTAACAAGCGGAAACCTAAGCTTCAGCTAATATTAGTTGTATACAAATTCTAAATAGGCCCTACGGGGCCTATTTTTATGAGTAAATATAGTAAGGAGAAATGCTATGGAAGAACACGGACAAGTTTATAAATTCACTGGTATTTACGGACATATACGCCCAGACAATTATGGTGCTACAAGACGTGATATACTTTTTAAGAAACATGAACATGAACTAAAAATCGGTGACAGAGTAAAATTTGATCACGAAGAAAAGAATGGTAGAAGGTTCGCTAAGAATCTTGTTTTAGCAAAGTGATAATAACCCATTTTTTGAAAAAGGATAAATACTTATGTCAAGAGGAGAGCCTCTAAGAGGACTTATGCGGTTACCCACCGCGTAGACCTAGAACGTCAAAAAGGAGAAAACAATGGGACGTCCACTAAAAAAAGATGTTAACGGTGTTAACGTTATCGGTGAAGCAACAAGCAACACTGGTGTAAGAGTAGAATTTTATGATACAGCACTACGTACAGACGGCGGTATTGTAAAACAACGTGGTGCAAAAACTTTTGTTGTTGCTCAAGAAGCAAACCTAGATACAACAAACTTAAAAGATTCTACAAGCACAACAACTGCGGTACTAAAAGATGGTACACCAAGCGCAGCAGGTGAAATGAGACTATTTGGTTATGTAGGTTCAAACTCTGGCACAGAAGTTAATATTGCAAAAATTACAAAGCGTGTTGCAACAGATTTTTCTGGTAACAGATATACTTGGGCTTTAGAGAACGATTCTACTAACGACTATATTGTACTAACTGCTGTTTAAGGAGTCTTAAATGGCAATTCAAGTCAATAAGATAGGTGTAGACGAGTATACTCTAGAAATCAACGACGGAGGTACACTTAACCTTTTCACTGGTTTAGAAGGTCAAGTTAACATCAACGGCGATGTAGCTATCGGCGGTAGTTTAACTGCTGGCTCAAGCACTAGTATAGAACAAGAAGATTTACTTATCTATGACAATACATTCACTATAAACAAAGGTGAAACAGGCGCAGGTGTAACACTTGGCACAGCTGGTATGATCATAGACAGAGGTACTAGAAATGATGCACGCCTATTTTTTGACGAGAGCAAAAATTCAATCAGAGAAGGTGCTAGTATCACTGGTGCATTTGTGTTACAAGATGCAACTGCTGTACCAAGTGACTTAGCACTTTTCAGTGTTTACACAGGCGGTATACTTACTGGCGGTGATGACTTATATCTTGTAGGCACTGGCAATGGTCTGGTTAAAGTAACAGGTACAACAGATTACGAAGCTCAAATTTGGGATTATGCTGGAGATGGAGCCGAGATTCCTGAAGATCCATCATTACCAGATAGACTAAGACGTAATCCGACATCGTTTGATGATGATACACTTGTTAATGTCCGTGCTATGATTGACTATGTTAACAGTTGGAACTTGTACAACTTTGCAGATACTATTACTGCTTCAGCATCGGCTGTTACACCTACTTTTGTAACAGCTGAAGATGTAGAAGCAGGAGATCTTGAAAACCGTGTAAGAATAGTTGTAAACGATGCAGAAATTGCAACGTTCTACGAAACAAGAGTTGAAATAGAAAACTTGCGTTTTGATGGAGATACAATTACATCAAACGATACAGATGGGTTTGTTAGATTACAAGGTACAGGCGACGGTGTAGTACAATCTAATGATTTCTTTAACTTAACAGTTCAAGATGATACAACATTAGATGCACCGACTAACGGCATTTATTTGTATTCTAAACCAGAAGCTGATGGCGGTACTGGTTTATTCTTCAAAAATGCTAACGAAACAACAGACGAAATTATAAGCAGGAATAAAGCATTACTTTACAGTATTATATTTTAAGGAAGAGAAAATGGCAATTGAAAATGCAGCAGTGCTGACTACAGATACAACAATACTTACAGTGCCGGCTAGTAAAAAGTATGCCATTACTACTCTATTGGTTTGTAATACAGCTAACGATGACGGAACAGGTACAAACGATACATCATTTGATATGCACGTTATACCAGATGGGCAAGTTAAAAACAATGGCAACATTGTATTAAAGTCTCTACCTGTAACTGCATCAGAAACATTTACATTTAATGTAGAAAGATTGATATTAGAAGAAAACGATAAAGTAGTATTGGTAGGACAAAGTCCAACAAACCTTACCGCCACAATAAGTTATTTGGAAGTATAAAACATGAAATTTATGAAGCGTCAGTCGATACACGAACGAAAAATTGGAGACAAGTCTCTCATACTTACTTCTGACGGTAATATTGAGATAAACTTGGGCGAAGGTAAAACAGTTGATATCAACGCCGACTTAAGAGTTACAGGACAAGCATCAGGTCCTCAAGCTGCTAACGTGTATTATGTTACCACAGACGGAAGTGACTTGAACAATGGTAGGTCACAGGACGCTGCTGGTGCATTCGCTTCTATTAAGAAAGCAGCAGAAGTTGCTCCTGAAGGTTCAACTATCATTGTTGCCCCTGGTGACTATTATGAAGATAACCCAATTACACTAAGAGACTTTGTAACTATTAGTGGCCAAGGTGAATTACGTAACACAAGAGTATTTCCAAAAAACAATACAGATGACTTGTTCTTTATGGGCAATGGTTGTTACCTATTCCAAATGACATTTAGAGGACTACGCTATCCCGGTTGGTGTGCAAGAATTCGTCCAGGCGCACTTGTTACAACATCACCTTATGTACAAAACTGTACTAACATGAACGGTCCTTGGTTAAACGACGGTACTGAATTTATTCCATTTGAAACTGTGCAAATCGAAGGTATTGAACCAGGTGCAAGACCTTTAACACTAGAAGACAATCCAGATTTACCAGTTGGAAAACAAATTAA